GGGGTGGAAGAACGAAGCGCACGTCGAGCGGCTGCGGGCGCTGTACGCGCAGGGCCTGTCGTGCTCGCAGATCGCCGAGCGGCTGAACCGCAAGTTCAGCGACGCGGCCTATACCCGCAGCGGCGTCATCGGCAAGCTGCATCGGCTTGGCCTGCTGCGGCAACTGCCGTCAGCGCCCAGGCGCGCCGCATCTCCGCGCCCGGCGTCGCAACGGCCGGTCCTGAAGCTCGCCGGTTCCGGGGCCGTGTTCCATCAGGCCCAAGCCCAGCCGCCCCACGTCGAGTTCAACGCCCGCGCCTTCGCCCCGCTTCCGGGCTGCGAGCCGGTCGACATCATGGCCCTTCGCTCCTCTCACTGCCGCTGGCCGGTGGGCGAAAGCGAAGATGGCATCGCCGCCTTCTGCGGCTGCAAGGCGGACGGCGGGCCGTACTGCGGGTCCCACAAGGCCGTTGCGATTCAGCCGGCGAAGCCCGGCCGTCCGCGCACCGCCAACGAGCTTGCCCGGTCGCTCCGCAGGTACACGAGCGGAGGGATCGCGGCGTGAACGTCAACCCTGAACCCTGGAGATACCGATGAGCTGGACCAAGCTCGCGCCCATCCTGAAGACGACCGGCCGCCCGATGGCGAGCGCCTCGATCGTCGTGAACAAGGACGGGGTTCCGAAGATCGCGCTCATCCTGTCCGCCTCGCTCAAAGATGAATTCGGCGATCCGGCGAAGGCCGACGTCTCCGCGGGTACTGGAGACGACGAGGGCAAGCTGCTCGTCGAATTTTCGAAGGATGGCGCCTTCGACGTGAGGAACTTCGTGCATGGGGGCTGCCGGATTTTCGTCCCCGTGCCGGAGGGGCTTCCTGACAAGCCGACGCCCGCCTGCGCCTGCTCGCTTGGCGAGAAGGCCAAGGCCAGCGTCGTCGTGTGCCTGCCGGTGGAAGCGTGGCGGCGCGAGATCGCCGGTCGCCTGGCTCAGCCCCGCCCTGGTCCTGAGGCGCCGTCCGCCGCCCCGCCCCAAGGGCCGCCAAAGCCGCGGTTGAACGGGGAGATCGTCGATGTCGTCGACTACCTCGGCAAGAAGGGCGTGAAGGTTTCCCGCCTCGCGGGCGGGCGGTTCATGCTCTTCGGCGAGACGGTCACCATCGGCCGCGTCCTCAATGAAGTGAACAAGCATCGCGACGAGGCCGGCTTGACGCCGCTCGCGCACAGCCAGGTGCAGTGAGCCGCCGCCCGTGACCGCGACCGCCTGCCCCCGCTGCGCCGAGCTTGAGGAAGAGGTCGCCTACCTCCGCGCAGAACTCGGCCTGCAACGTGACGAGACGCAGATCGCGCTGGTCCGCGAAGCCCTGCCGCTCGGCATCCCAGGTCGAGTCGGCGTCGCCCGCTTCCTCCTGGCGCTCTACGCCGCGCGGGGGCGCGTGATGACCTACGCGCAGATCATGGAAGCCGTTCCGCCCAAGGCCGGCGGTGACGATGACCGGACCTACAACCTGATCACGATCTGGGCGTGCTGGGCGCGGAAGGCGCTGGGCCGCGACATCATCGACACCGTCTTCGGCCACGGCTACCGGCTGACGCCTGAGGGCCTCACGCGGGTTCGGCGGCTGTTGACCGGCGAAGCGAGGGCCGCATGAGCGAACGCCCCGACCCCGTCGAAGCCGCCATTGCCCGCGGGAGCGCCGCCGCCGCGCGCCTGATCGGCTTCCGCGACGCCCTGTTCGAGCCCATGGCGGGCATCCTGATCCTGGGCGGCGAGGACGGATTGCGGGCCTGCGTCGCCGGTGTCGCCGAGGCGGTGATCACCGCCAACCGCCGCCGGGCCCAAGGCCTGCCGCCGCTGGAAGGCGCCGAGCTGATCCCGTTCCCGCGCGAGGGTGACGCCGCATGAAGCCCGCCCCGAAAACCGACAAGATCGCCAAGGTCGCAAGGCCTCCGGAGGTCCATGTCTGCGAGGCCTGCGCCCGTCCGAACGCTCAGTGCGGGACGAAGGGCGCTTGGTACTGCAGTGCGTGCGTGGAGACCGTCGATCCGGGGTACTGGCCGGGGAGGGCGGCGTGACGGTGAGGATCATCACCGGGGACTGCCGCGAGCGGCTGCGCGAGCTCGACGACGAGAGCGTGCATTATGTCGTGACCTCGCCGCCATACTTCGGCTTGAGGGACTACGGGGTCGGCGGCCAGATTGGGCTTGAAGCGACGCCGGACGCCTTCGTGGCCGAACTGGTGGAGGTGTTCCGCGAGGTCCGCCGCGTGCTGCGCAAGGACGGCACGGTCTGGCTCAACCTCGGCGACAGCTACTCCAGCGGCGGGCGCGGCTCCTACGACGTCGATCCGAAGGCCGCGGACGTGGAGCGCCCGCTCAGGAAGCGCGGCGGACCTCCGTCGGGCAAGTCCACGCTGAAGGGCAATGGCCATCGCGGGGGCGGCCCGAAGCTGAAGGAACTCACGCCCGTCAAGGCTGGCAGTGTCGGCCGAGCGTGGGTGGCGCCGCCCGCCGGCTTCAAGCCCAAGGACCTGCTGGGCATGCCCTGGCGCGTCGCCTTCGCGCTGCAGGCGGACGGCTGGTATCTGCGCCAGGACATCATCTGGCACAAGCCGAACCCGATGCCGGAGAGCGTGCGCGACCGCTGCACCAAGGCGCACGAGTATCTGTTCCTGCTGACCAAGAGTGAGCGCTACCACTTCGACGCTGACGCCATCGCCGAGGCGCGCGCCCAAGACGAGGACGCCAACGGGTTCCGCGGCGGCTGCTACGTCGGCGGCGAGACGGACAACGGCTCCATGGGCAAGCGCCGCGTCCCCGGCAACAAGACCCACAAGGGGCAATCTGCATACCAGGACGGCGACGCGCGCCACCGGACGAAGGCGGGTCTCGTCGCCTATGCGGAGCGCGAGAGAAGCCTGCGCAACAGCTTCGCGCGCGACACCAAGGACAGCGGAGGTGTCACCGGCGAGAAGCCGCAGTTCCGGCCCGACAGGGAGCCTGTCGCCTATGAGGGCCGACGCAACAAGCGGTCGGTCTGGACCGTCGCGAGCGAGCCCTTCAAGGAAGCCCATTTCGCCACCTATCCGCAGAAGCTCATCGAGCCTTGCATCCTGGCCGGCTGTCCTAGAGGGGGGGTGGTCCTAGACCCGTTCGGCGGGGCAGGCACGACAGGCCTTGTCGCCTCGCGCTTCGACCGCTCCGCCATCCTCATCGAACTGAACCCCGAGTACGCCGCCATGGCTGACCGCCGCCTGCGCGCCGCGCTCGCCCAGGTCGAAGGCGAGCGCAAAGCCGACCCTTCGGATCTCCCCCTCTTCTCCGGGGAGGCCGCGTAGATGGGCGGGCTTGCCTATGCTCCGGACGATCGCGCGAGCGCCGGTATTGGCGAGGACCGCCCGCCGGCCAACATCGAGGCTGAACAGGCCCTCCTCGGCTCCCTGCTCTGCTACAACGAGGCGCTTCCCCGCATCGGCCACTACCTCCAGCCCCGGCACTTCGCCGAGCCGCTCCACGGCCGGCTGTTCGAAGCCACGACGGCCGCCATCGACAAGGGCGGGCTCGCCGACCTGATCCTGATCGGTGAGCAGTTCGCCGCGGATCCAGCCTTCGTGGAGTTGGGCGGCGTCTCGTATCTCGCCGACCTCGTCGACCGGGCTCCGCCGGCCGCAAACGCCCCGGACTATGCCAAGCTCGTCTTCGATCTGGCGATGCGCCGCGACGTCCTGGCGATATGCGCCATCGGCGCCAAGGTCGCCCGGATCGCCAACGACGGCTCGGCCTTCGACATCGTCTCCGAGCTTCGCCGCCACATAGAGGCGCTCGAGCATGACGCCGCGCCAGAAGACGCGTCCATGATCGATGCGCCGCAGGCGGCTGCTCAGGCGATCGAGGCAATGCAGGACCTGGCGACGCATGGTCGGACCCGGGGCCTGATGACCGGGCTGCGCTGCGTCGACCGGCGCCTCAATGGGCTGAAGCCTGGGGCCCTCATCGTGATCGGCGGAAGGCCCGGCATGGGCAAGACGGCCCTTGCGCGAGCCACCATGCATGGCGCCGCGGTGCGCAATCCTGGGCACGCCTTCCTCTTCTTCGGCATCGAGATGGGTCCGAAGGAGATGATGGAGCGAGAGCTTGCGGCGCTGACGCACGAAGCCGGCGAGGGGATCGAGTACCGGGCCATGGCCTCAGGCTCGCTCACCTCCATGGACTTCATGACGATCCGGGAGGCGGAGAAGCGCGTCCCGCCGAACCTTACCCTCGACGACTGCCCGGCCTTGAGCGTCGAGGATGTGCGTCGAAAGGTCTGGAGCTTCGGCCGCAAGGCGAAGGTCGGCGCCATCGCGATCGACTACCTTCAGCTGATGCGCCGTCCGCCGGCGAACGGGCGCAACGAAGCCTCCGTCATCGCGGAGATGACCCAGGCGCTGAAGCAGATCGCCCGCCAGGCCGGCATCTGCATCATCCTGTTGTCCCAGCTCAACCGAAGCGTCGAGAGCCGCGACGACAAGCGGCCGATGCTCGCCGATCTGAGGGAGTCGGGGTCCATCGAACAGGACGCCGACGTCGTCCTCTTCCCCTTCCGCGAACACTACTACCTCGCCAAGCACGAGCCCAAGGCCGGAGGGGACCGCCGCCAAGAGTGGGAGATGCAGTGCGCCGACACCTACCGGCGACTGGACGTGATCTGCGCGAAGCAGCGCCAGGGCCCCGAGGGGACCGACCGTCAGCGCTACCTCGCCGAGTTCGATTTCATCGAGGACGACGACTGATGGCCGGGAAGCGCGAGAACTTCTACCGCCGCGATCCGAGCAAGGCGCTCGCCGGCATGGTCGGTCTGACGCTGGAGGAGCGCGGCGTCTATAACACCATCCTCGACCTGCTCTACAGCACTTGGCGCCCGCTAGACGACAACCGCGCCTTCATCGCCAACTGGTGCGGCTGCGCGGTCCAGAAGCTCAATCCGATCCTGAACCGTCTGATCGAGCGCGGGCGCCTGATCCGGTTCGAAGAGGGGGGCCGCGCGTACATCTCCGACGAGGCGTTTGAGGCTGAGCGGACGGCGGTGAAAGGAGCCTCGCGGACCAAGTCAGGTCGGGGAGAAGTCGCGGAGAAGTCCGGAGAAGTCGGGGAGAAGTCGGCTGGTGTCGCGCAGAACCCCGTAGTTCTCGACGTCGAAAGCCAAAAAAAACAAGATGATACACCCTTAGAGAGACAAGAGAGAGTAGAAGGAGAGAATCCCCCCTTACCCCCCGAGGGGGCGGGATCGCTGTTCGGGCGATCCGAGGGAGAGCCGGAGGGCCCTGACGACGTTCAGCGGGCCTTCGACCTCTGGAACGAGACCGCCGCCGGTTGCGGCCTGCCACGAGCCAAGGTGCTTGACGACGGACGCCGACGATCGATCCGCAAGCGGCTCGACGATGGCGGCGGCCTGGAGGCGTGGTGCAGGGCGTTGGAGGCGGTCCGACGCTCGCGCCACTGCCGCGGCGAGAACGACCGGGGCTGGAAGGCCGATCTGGACTTCGTCTGCCAGCCGAAGAGTTGGCGCAGGCTACTGGAGGGCACCTACGGCGACGACGCGCCGGAGCCGGTCACGACCCGGCAAGCCCCCGCCGACCCATGGCCCGCGCGCTTCAACAACTGGCGCCGCAACGCCTACTGGAACCGCCTTGATTGGGGCCCGCCGCCTGGCAAGCCCGGCTGCACCGTGCCGCCAGAGGTGCTGATCGCCCACGGCTACGTCCCGACGCCGACGACGGAGGTGAGCCATGCGAGCCACTGAGCCGGTGAACCTCTGCGACGAAGACGGCATGTACCTGTCGCTGTGGCGGGGGCTGGTTGCGAAGCGTCGGCCCTGGCGCCAGATCGCGGCGGACGTGGAGCGCCGCAGCGGCGTGCCGGCCCATGTGCTGATCGGCCGAGAGGGACCGAAACAGAACGCCGAGCCTCGCCACGAGCTGATGTGGCGAATGCGCGACGAACTCGGGCTGTCGCCGGCCAGGATCGGGCAGCTTCTCGACGAGCGGGACCGCTCGACGGTGATCTACGGAATCCGCCAGCACGAGGCCCGGCTCCAGCGCGAGTTCGGCATCGACCCCGCCCCGCCCCAGCCTGTCAGGGGGGCGGCGTGACCAAGTTCGCGATCCTGAAGCTGATCAAGCCCGCCCCCTGGACCGAGGAGGGCGAGATCACGGTCAACGTGGCCCATGTCGCAGCGATCGAAGTGGAGACCGGCTGCGGCGGCCGGTTCACCCGTCTGACGCTCTGCACCGGCCGGGAGGTCTGCGTCCGCGGCAAGGCCGAAGACGTTCGCCGCGAGATCGCGAAGCTGGCGGGTCAGGGTCGCCCCCGGCCGCTAAGCCTCTTCGAGGAGGTCTTCGGACCCGGCCGGGATGAACCGAAGTGGCGGGGCTGGAGGCGATGAGCGGGGCCGGCTGCCTGGGCAAGATCGGGTACGCCAACAAGGCAGAGGCCAACAAGGCGCTCGCCCGGATCAACGCGCGCCGCAAGGACACCCGACACGAACTGCAGAGCTACGGGTGCGCCAAGTGCGGGCTGTGGCATCTCGGCCGGGCGCGCACGACGCAGCGGGTCAAGGCCAAGCACCCGGACCACCCGGAAAGCTACCAGTCGCGCAAGGCCCGGTGGCTGGCGCTGCGGGAGGAGATGACCGAGTGAGCGAGACCGTCACCCAACTCGTGCCGGCGCCCGGCGCCGACTTCAGCCGATCGCATCTCGCCCTGCCGCAAGGGCTGACGCCTGACGAGTGGGAAGCGGTCGGACGCTTCATCGGGTCGCTCAGGGGTCACAGAACGCCGCCAAAGCCAGATCGGGCGCTTTTCGACAGGTGGTGCGCAGAGGGCGAGGGACAGGATTGGATAGCCGCTGGAGTGAAGGCGTTTGGCGGCTCGCGGCCGTGGTCTGCGATCTGCCCGACGCCGGCCAGGACTCGCGTTGAACCAGCCCTGCACCGCCTGCCGGCGGTCTACTGGATCGGGCGAGGGCCAGTGGCCTATGTCGGCAGCACTGGCCATGGCGTTCGAAGCCGGCTGGTCCAGCACGTCCAGACGAGATCGCGCGCAGGGGCGCACCTTGCGGTGAACGCGGACGCGACGATCACCTTTATCAACACGCCCGACCGCGCTGCGGCGCTGCGGCTGGAGGCGCGGCTGATACGGCTCCTGGAGCCCGCTCTCAATGTCCGGCGCTGAGGTCAATGACATCGCCGAAGCGCTGCGCTGCGCCTCGCGCCTGGTCGGCGCTGTGTTCGACATCGCGCCTGAGGCCTTCACCGGGCCGAGGAAGGGACCGCCCGCGCAAGTCCACGCCCGCCAAGTGCTCTGCTACCTGCTGCACACCGACGGCGAATACGATCAGGCGGCGATCTCCCGAGCGCTGGGCCGCCACCGCTCCACCGTAGGCCACGCGATCGAGGTGATCGGCGAGTTGCGCGAGGTGGCCGAGATCGACCGCGCCGTCGGCATGTTGGGTCAGATGTACCGGGAGATCCGCGAGGCCCACGCCCGCGTCCCGGCGCTTATCGAGGAGGTTGCGCCTTGACGTTCGCTGTCCTCAGGGCCTTGGGCTGGAGCGGGGCCGTTCCTGTTCCGGCTCCACCGACCCGCCTCGCCGACCCCGTCAACGACGCCGTGAGCCGCAACCTCATGGACGCCGGGCTCTGGGTGGATGCGACGCAGCTCAGCCTCACCCGGGACGGGCGAAAGCTGACCATGCGGCTGTTCACGCCCGAGGAGGCGCAGTGTCAGCGGCAGGAGGGCGGAGAGCGGGCGACGCTGGCGAAAGCGGTCGTGGCGGCTTCGCTCCAGGCCGAAGGCTTCCTGGTCCGGTTCACGGACGTGCTGTTCTACGAGCGAGGGACGAAGGGGTGGGTGGTGATCGTGAGCGCGGTGGAGGTGGGATGAGCCGGGCCGCCCGCACCTTGGGGGACATCGAGCGCGACCTCGACGCCTTGCAGGCGAGGCGCCAGGAGTATTCCGGCTCGGAGGAGTCTGCGGCGTGGTGGCAGCGACGAATGGGCGAACTGATGGCCGAGCATCAGCGGAAGGCTGCGGAGAGATGAAGTGATCAAGGCCGACGAAACCCAGCGGGAAGACCGGCGCGAGCGCGCCATCGACGCCCATCGGCGCGACATGCGCTTCCGCGTCATGGTGCAGCACATCGTGCACGAGGCCATGCAGAGGCGGGGCATCTTCAACGCCGACGAACTCACCTATCGACCCGGCGACATCGCCCGGATGTTCGAGGATGTCGCCGCCCAAGTTCTCCAGATGGTCTACGAGGAAGACGCAGAGATCGCGCAGCTGAAGCGCGAGCGGGACCAACTCATGAAGATCGCCGAGGAAAGCGTCGCCCTCAGGCCTATGGCTCCGATCATAGCGGTCCGCTAATCCGCACCACTGACCCCCGCCCTCATCCTCTCTGACGCGGCCACCCGGCCCACCCCGCAGAAGAGAAGATGAAGGGACTGACCCATGGCTGGCAACGCTCAGCGCCACGGCATCCGCCGCCTCCCCGGCACCAGCACGTTCGAGTTCAGCGGCCATGTCCGCGGCGACGTCTACACCGGCCGCGGCCGCACCTGGTACGTCAACACCCAGGCCGCGAGCGGCGGCGACGGGTCCGATTGGGACTCCGCCTTCACCACCATGGCCGCCGCGCTCAGCGCCGCCGGCACCAACGACACCATCATGTTCGTCGGCGACGTCCGCGAGGAGCTGACCGGCTCCAACCTCGTCTTCGACCTGACCATCGTCGGCTGTGGCAACTCTCCGCACCATCCCGACCTCCCGGCCGCCGGCTACAACGTCGGCGCCGCGTGCTGGCGTCCGCCGGCCTCGCCCACCGCCGACACCCCCCTGATCAAGGTCCGGGGCCGGGGCTGGCGCTTCGTCAACATCATGTTCGACTGCCCCGTCGACAACGCCGCGATCTATCTCGAGCGCAACGCCCTTTCCGGCACATCCGAGTACGACGCCTCGCACGCCATCATCGAGGGCTGCAGGTTCGACGCCGGCAAGGAAGGCATCCGCAACGTCGGCGGCTGCGGCTTCGTCACCGTGCGGGACAACTTCTTCCGCGGCCTCACCGAAACCGGCGGCGCTGGGATCAAGTGCACCTCGACCTCGGTGGCGGTCCCGCTCGCCTGGCGGATCGAGGGCAACCGCTTCATGAACAACGCCAGCCACATCCTCTCCTCGATGTCCTACTCGGTCATCAAGGACAACGTGTTCGGCCGGTTCACCGCGACCCTCAGCATCGACATCGACGACCAGCCCTCCTCGAACCAGGGCGAGTACAACGTCATCACCGGCAACTACCTGTCCGGCACCTACGGCCTCACCGCCTACCCGGCGGGCTCGAACAACGAGTGGGCGGGCAACCAGAACGTGGCCGGCGTCACGACCGCCGACCCGGCGTAACGCCGACCTCTACTCCGCGCGCGGGTGGGTCGGGCTCAGCATCGGCCCCATGCCCACCCGTCGCAACGAACGACCCGGCGAGAGCGCGGACGCCCTCACCCCGAAGGAGGAGCGCTTCGTCCAAGAGTACCTCATCGACCTCAACGCCACGCAGTCGGCGATCCGCGCCGGCTACAGCCCGAAAACGGCGCGCGCGATCGGCTACGAGAACCTGACGAAACCTCGCATCCGCGCGGCGGTGGATGCGGCGATGGCCGAGAGGGCCGAACGCACCGAGATCACCGCCGACAAGGTGCTGGCCGAGCTCGCCAAAATCGGCTTCTCCGACATCCGCAACGTCGTCCGCTGGCGCTCGGGCCAGATGGAGGATGGCGGCCAAATCGAGGTCAGCGAGGAACTGGAGCCGCAGCCGCATGGCGGGGCGCTGAAGCGCGCTCACCGCGAGGTCTTCAATGTCGTGGAGTTTGTGGACAGCGAAGACCTTGAGCCATCCGCGGCCGCCGCGATCTCCGAGGTGAGCCAGAGCCCGCAAGGCGGCCTGCGCATCAAGCTCCACGACAAGAAGGGCGCGCTCGTCGACATCGGCCGCCATCTAGGCATGTTCCACGACAACCTGAAACTGGAGCACTCCGGCCACATCGCCAGCATGACGCCGGAGGAGCGAGCCGCGCGACTGGCCGAACTCGAAGCGAGGCGACGTGAGCGAAGCGGACGAGACGGTCAAGGCTGAAGCGGAGGAGGCCGAGTATCTGGCGCTACTCGAAGCCGAGGACCTGGCTGCGGACCTGAACCGGTTCGCCAACGAGCACCTGAAGATCAGGACGAAGTCGGGCGCGATCACGCCGCTGCATTTCAACCAAGCCCAGCGCTACGTCCACCAGCGGCTGGAGGCGCAGAAGGCGAAGACCGGAAAGGTGAGGGCGCTATTACTTAAGGCCCGCCAGCAAGGCTTCTCTACGTACATCGGCGCCCGCTTCTACCATCAGGCGACGCACCAGCAGGGGATCGAGGTCTTCATCCTCACCCACGAGGCCGACGCGACCGACAACCTCTTCGGGATGGTCGAGCGCTACCATGAGCACAACGACGCCATCACCCGTCCCGCGACCGGCGCGGCCAACGCGAAGGAACTGACCTTCCCCGTGCTCGACAGCGGCTACAGCGTCGGCACGGCCGGGGCGAAGGCAGTGGGCCGCTCCAAGACGGTGCAGCGCTTCCACGGTTCGGAGGTGGCCTTCTGGCCCAACGCGAAGTCGCACTTCGCCGGTGTCGTGCAGACCATCCCCGACCTAGCGGGAACCGAGATCGTGCTCGAAAGCACCGCCAACGGCCTCGGCAACGAGTTCCATGAACGATGGCAGCAGGCCGAGGCCGGGGTCGGCGACTACATCGCGATCTTCGTCCCCTGGTTCTGGTCGCCGGAGTACAGCCGTGAGCCCGGACCCGGCTTCACCCTCACCGATGAGGAGCAGGAGTACGCCGACCTCTACGGGCTGGACGACGGCCAGATGGCGTGGCGGCGGGCCAAGATCGCCGAGTTGAAGGACCCGCTGCTGTTCAAGCAGGAGTACCCGGCCACGGCGGCTGAGGCGTTCCAGACCACGGGCAGCGACAGCTTCATCAAGCCCGAGGAGGTGCTGCGGGCGAGGAAGAACAGCCTCGACGGAATCGGCCCGCTCATCATCGGCGTCGATCCGAAGCGCGAGGGCAACGACCGGTTCTCGATCGCCTGGCGCCGGGGCCGGAAGGTGGAGAAGGTCGAGAGCGATCCGGCGCCGACCGACACCCTGCGCTCGGCCACGATGCTCAAGGACATCATCGACCGGGACAAGCCGGCCAAGATGTTCATCGACGTGGGCGGGAACGGCGGCGCGATCTACGACGTGCTGGTCAGCTGGGACGAGAAGTACGCGTCGGTCTGCGTGCTCGTGAACTTCGGCTCCAAGCCCGTCCATCCGCCGAAGCGCGACCTGGCCGGTAAGCCGATGGCCGGCCCGAAGAACCGCCGCGCCGAGATGTGGGACCTGTCGCGGGACTGGCTCCGAGACGAGGGCGGGGCCGACCTGCCGGATCTGGACAGCCTCCAGGCCGACGCCTGCGCGCCGCAGTACCACTACGACCCGACGACCTCGCAACTCGTGCTGGAAAGCAAGGAGCACATGGTGCAGGTCCGAAAGCTGCGCTCACCCGACGAATGGGACGCGATCGCGCTGACCTTCGCCGAGCCGGTGGGGGACATGACGGCAGCGACGGCGCCGCTCGCGATCCCCGCGTTCGGGGCCGTCTAACCCACGCCCCGAACGTCCGGCGCTACACTGGCCATGTTGCGGCGGCGTGGAAAGCAGGACCGCGTAAGTGGCCCAGGAGACACGCGGGGCGAAATCCTGAAGGTAAGCCGCGAGGCGAGCCGGGGGCGCCTGAAGCCCGGAGGGTACGGTCGGAGGACCAGATAGGCGTAGGGCACACAGCCCGTGGATGTCGCCCATGACCAGGGCGGCTGTCTTCCTCTCCAGCCAGGGTCGCGCCTGGCCCGCAGCACTCTAACCCGCGCCACCCGCCGCCGGGCTCATGTTGAGCGCCTCAACAGCCGACAGAGGTCCGTCGTGGACGAAGACAGCGCCAACGCCTACCCCGCCATGAGCCGCGAGGAGCGGCTGGAGAACATGCGCCACGCCGCCCTGCACAACGCCGTCGGCGTCCTGGGCCACACGAGCGACCCGCAGCGGGTGCTCGCGGCCGCCCGAGACTTCTACGCCTTCCTGCGCGACGAGAAGGCCCCGACGAACCCGCCGAAGCTCTCGCAGGTCGCCTAGGCCATGCAGGAGTTCGCTGAGGCCCGGCTTCTCGCCAACCGCGTGCTGGATGAGCCGGGCCGCGACCCAGACGACGACCTCTCCACGCTGGCGCGGCAACTGTTGCGACGCGACGACCATGTAGAGCACTTCGTGAAGGCTCTGCGATCTATCGCGGCCAACACCTGCTGCGACAGTTGCCGCGAAGCCGCCTTGGTCGCGCACGAGGCGCTGACCCGAGCCCAAGGCGTTCTGCCCGAGACCTTGCCGGTACGCCTGACCGCGCAGACCTAACCCGCGCCCCCGACCGCTGGCCCCATGCTCACCGGCATGGCCTCCAAGCGCGCGCTCCCCGAGATCGACGTCCTACGCAAGCTGGTCCGCCTGGACGAGGCGACAGGCCGGCTCTACTGGCTCCCGCGTCCGCTGGACATGTTCGCAGGCGACGAAGGCAGGCGTCGCCAAGCGGGTGTCACGTGGAACAAGCGCTGGGCAGGCAGGGAGGCGTTCTGCACGCCGCGACCGGACGGTTATCGCGACGGCGCGCTGCTCTGGCAGCGGGTGCTGGCGCATCGCGTGGTGTTCGCTCTCGTCAATGGGCGCTGGCCCGTCGCCGAGGTGGATCACCTCAATCACGAGCGCGGCGACAACCGGCCCGAGAACTTGCGTGAGGCGACCCACCTCACCAATCACCGGAACCAGAGTCTCCGAAAGAACAACACCAGCGGCGTCATGGGCGTCTACTGGCAGAAGAACCGCCACACGTGGAACGCCGCCGTCATGGTGCGAGGGCGCAGCGTCCATCTGGGCTCGTTCCAGACCTACGACGAGGCCGTCGCGGCTCGCCGTGCGGCGGAGCGGCGGTACGGCTTCCACGAGAACCACGGGGCGATTGCGGCATGAAGCTCGCGATCGACGACGACTCGTTCCTCGCCATCGTCCACGACGAGCGCGCCAACGCCGTGGGCCTCGACGCCGACGAGGAGCTTTCGGAGAACCGGGAACTCGCCCTCCAGTACGTCAAGGGCGAGATGCCGGACCTGCGCTCGCTGCCGAACCGCTCCACAGCGGTCAGCACCGACGTTTCCGACGCCGTCGAGACCATCATGCCGGATCTCATGGAGGTGTTCACGGGCGGCGAGGACGTCGTCACCTTCCGGCCGAATGGCGAGGAGGACGTCGACGCGGCCGCCCAGGAGACCGACTTCGTCAATCACGTCTTCTTCAACGAGAACCCGGGCTGGCTGACGCTGGAGACCGCGCTCCGCGACGGCCTCACCGTGAAGCTCGGCGTCGTGAAGGTCTACGGCGAGACCTACGAGGACATGGAGGAGGAGCGATTCGAAGGGGTCTCACAGACCGAGCTCACACTCATGTCGGAAGGTTTCGAAGCCGACGGGGTCGAGCCGGTCGACCTCGTCGCGACCGACCCCGATCCGGAAACCGGAGAGGCCAGGTTCAACTTCACGCTCCAGCGCCCCAGGCCTTGGGGCAAGGCCTGCGTCGAGGCGGTCCCGCCCGAAGACTTCGCCTTCGCCAAGGACACCGTGATCCTGCAGAAGACGACGTACTGCTGCATGCGGTCCAGGTCGCGGGCCCAGGACCTGATCGCGGACGGCTATGATGAAGCCCTGGTCGGCGAGCTGTCGCCCTACGGCACGATGGAGACCGACGGCATCGACCAGGCCCGCGACACGGCCGGCGAGCACGACGACGGGGCGATTGCGGGGGCGTCGCAGGACTTCAACCTCCACACCGTCGAGATCATCGAGCACTACATCCGCGTCGACGCGGATGGAGACGGGCAACCGGAGTTGTGGTGCGTCGTCACCGGCAACGACGAATCGGTGCTGCTGAAGAAGGAGCGGGTGGAGCGCATCCCCTTCGCGGTCGGCTCGCCCTATCGTGTCGCCCACCGGCTGATCGGGCGATCGCTGTTCGACCTTCTCGGCGAAATCCAGAAGATCAGGACGGCGCTGGTCCGGATGATGCTGGATTCCGGCTACTTCGCCATGAACCAGCGCTACGAAGTGGCAATGGACCGGGTGAGCATGTCCACCATCTCGGACCTGCTGAACAACATCCCCGGCGCCCCGGTGCGGTCCAAGACCGGGGATGCGGTCAGGCCGCTCTCCGCCGGGAGCCTGAGCTTCGACGTGGCCGGCGCGATCGAGATGGCGGCCGTCATGGGCGAGCAGCGGGCCGGCGTCGTGCGCAACGCCCAGGGCCTCAACCCGGACACGCTGCACGACACCAAGGGCGGGATGGAGAAGCTCTTCAACGCAGCCCAGAAGCGCATCCGCATGGTCTGCCGGGTGTTGGCCGAGACGTTCGTCAAGGACATGTTCCTGCTGCTGCACCACGCAGTCCGCACCCATGTCCCGCAGGAGGCCACGTTCCGGCTGCGCAACAAGTGGGTTCCGGTGGCGCCGACCTCCTGGGGCGTGCGCAACGACATGACCGTGCACGTCGGGGTGGGGTCCGGAGGCAAGGAAATGGAGATGGCCGGGCTGCAGATGGTGGCCACGGCGCAGGAGAAACTTGTCCAGCTTCAGGGCGGCCAGCCCACGGGGCCGTTCGTCCGTCCGCAGCACATCTACCAGACCGCCAAGCGCATGGCCGAGGTCGCGGGGCTGAAGTCGCCTGACCTCTACTTCGACGAGCCTCCGGCGCAGGACCCGAACCAGCCCC